GAGTTATTTGAGAACCAACATTTGTTTCGTGGTTGTTTATGCTATTGCTCCAAGAATGTAATTTACTCCACAATAAGCTATTGTTCTGGTTATTGTCATCCAAAACAGTTACAACCCATGAAGATTCTCCTTGCTTTCCGTAGATTCTATCTCCAGGAAGTTTGAGCTTTCTTCCTCTATGATTAAATTCATTGGTTAATAATGTTACTTGCGGAATAGAAGCACTTAGAACTTGAAATTTATTCCATTGACCGTCAGGAAAAGAACCTTCGACAATGAAGCGATTTTTTCGTGTTCCTCCTGAAAATTCAGTTTTGAAATTGTTTATTGATTGTGCCATGTTTATCCTGTGAAGTAGTCGTAATTTATTTGAACCCCAAATGTATTATAACCGTTCTGGGTCATGGTAAAATCAATTGGATTTACGATGACAGGCCAGCATCCAACAAGAGTCATTACTTTAAGTTCGTTACCGTTTTGATCTAAATGTTTAACAGTCCAATTTCTCTTTGCATCAGAAAAACTATCTGTTATTGTAGAGCTTCTTTGATTAGAAACATGCTCATTTATTAATTTTTGCCATTGATGGAACGAATGCCAAAGGGATGTATTTGTATCGTCTAATACAGTTATATCCCATGGTTCGTATGTTCTGTCGCCAGCAAAGTTAGCAAATCTTCCTCTATGAGGAACAGAAACCACTCCTAAATCAGAAGAAGGCAAAGAAGCAGAAACAATATGATAGGTGGTAGTGTTATTGATTACATTGGAAGGCCATGTTCCAGTAACTATAAACCTATTTTTTCTAGTTCCGCCTTTAAAAGCTGAAATAAAATCGGTAATTGAAGCCATGTATTATGTAGTAAAGGACAATTCCACAAAATTTATGCTTTGTGAAGGCTTTATATAAACTTCTACGTTTAATTTACGATTTAATATATCCTGCTGATTGTTATTTGATGCGTCACAAACTACTCTATAATCTTCCAATCCCTGATTGGCCTTAATCTGCTGTAAAACAGATTCAAATCTATTTTTAATATTTGCTCTCAAAAATTCGTCATTTATTTCAAATAATGCATTACTTAAAATCGTATTAGATTCGTAATTTATGTAATTTAATAAACTTGCATAACTTATGGATGTTTTTATTGGAAGATCGTTTGAGGGTTCACCCGAAAAATCACTTAAAAGATATACTGTTTTATTGCCAGTATCGTCTGTTATCTTTAAGAAAGAATTTACTCTTTTTGTATAGCTTGTTTGAATCTGGGTATTTGTTGTTGACGTAAAAGTTGTTGGGGTTTCGGGAATAATAAATTCCAAAGGAACTCCATTTTGATCCGTAGCAAATGTTTGATTTAACATCCTACCTCTTTCAAATCCTGCTGGCGTAAACCAAGGATAAGTTGATAGGCTTCTGGATAAAGCTCCAACCCCATCGGAAAGCATAGGTAAAATAACAAAAGGTACAGCAAATGTAGGATTTACATCAGATTCATAAAATCTCTTAACTCTTTTAGTTCCTCCCACAGTAAATGTAATATAATTTAAAGAATTGCCAGTTATGGCTGTTCTTTTTTTCATATTATCAAATGTAAATGTGTGGTTTATATTGCCAGTTTCCGTATACGCTGTTTCGTAAATGTTGTTGGCTCCTCCACCAGGATTGGTAGTTTCAGAAACTGCGTTAAAACAAATAGGAACTTTTTTCTCTTCAAAAAAAGATTTTACATTATTGCTGAATGTTGTTGTTAAGGGATCAAAGACAATCGCTTCGATATCGTATTTACCAAAGGCTTCTGCCAAATAAGTTTCTGGAGAAGAGGAACAATTTATAAGTACAATATTGAAATTGTAGTGAGCTAAATCTAGCAAAAAATTATTGTAAAAATCTATTTTTCTTGCTAATTTGTTATTGGCTGCGGTTGCTGTATTTAATAATCCGACAAGAGTTTCAAAATTTGCTCCTGCTCCAAAAGAAGTATAAGAAGCATTGGTTATTAATGCAGTAAGTTCAGAAATTTCTGAAATTTTATAAACTTTATCCGTAATTCCCAAGTATGTAAATACAGCAGAATCATAGAGCATTACTGCAACATCTATGTCTTTCTGTGTATCTACCGACTTGAGTTTAAAAGTTACGGCCATTAAGATTGATTTATAGTAAATCTAAATGTTATTTCGTTAACTGAGAAGTTAGGCTTGAAAACAAGATCAACTACGAATTGACGAGCCTGTACAGTAGAAGTGGTATTATTCGAAGCATCGCAGACTATGCTATACGAAGAAATACCTCTACCAGACTTGATAAATTCCATAACAGCAGTAGCGTCAGTAACAAACTTTGCTCTTGTTTCTGCATCATTTAGTTCGAATAAAATTGAGTCTAGAATAGGTCTAAAAGATCTCTTGATGTATAGAAGAAGTCTTGAAATACCTACTTGTTTCTTATTGTCGTCAGAAATTTCGTATGTCCTATCTCCTAGAAGATAAAGTCCATCATTTCCAATCAAATTATTAAACGAGTTAATTTTTTCATTTGATAAGAAATTTGTGACATCAGTATCTGTAAAATTAGGAGTAATATTTGTAAAAGAATTTACTTCTCCTCTAACTACACCAGCAGGAGCAAACCAGGGGAAGAAAGACGCATCTGTTCTTGCCATACATCCGGCAGCGTCAGAAGTCATCAAAATCGCAATATTGCTGGTTGATCCACCATATATTCTAGCTCTTTCTTTTCTTCCAATTACAGAGAAAATAAGATCATCGTATAGGGTTATACCACTGATACCTGCTTTTTGAGAAATTCCAAAAAGTGCAGGAGATGAAGTTGATGGATAAGTACCAGTAGAACCATTACTATATTCAAAACTAGTTCCAACAATGCCGATTAAATCCTGTCTAAGATTTAAAAGGTTTGTTATATCAGTAAATCTTTCTTTTGTTTCACAGAAAGCTGAATCTAATTCAAGTTCATTTACGTTTAATTGTGTAGCTCCTGTTGCAAACACAATCTGACCACCATACTCTAAGTAATTTAATGCAGAATGAAGTTCTCTATCTGAAGTTGTACCATTGGACAAAGTGTCTCCCTTCGCCAAACCAACAGTTCCTAGTAACTGTGAATTTGTAAATTCTCCGAGTAGATCCTGAGAATTTGTATAAATTTTATAGGTAGGAACAGGAGAATCCCCATCAATTATATGATTAAAAAGGCTTAATCCGCAAAGAAATGCCGAAAGATGGGTAGATGCCTGACCAGCAATGCTTGTTACTATGTTGGATGAATTTTCGTTTATGTTAATTTGTGGCATTTTTTATCCTTCTGTGAACCAAAGATCGTTTCCATCACTTACAGCATCTTCAAAAATTTCAGGACCCATCAAAAAAGTCGTATTTTCTTCTTCCTCTTCTGGTTTATTTATATCTTTTTTCTTTTGTAATTCGATTATCTCTTCGAAGTATCCCTGCCTAGTAAGCCAGCCAAAAAGAACCAAGCACATGACCAAGTCATCCGTATAACCCTCATCAGCCACGAAGGACTGTTGTTTGGCCACGAATGTCATCAATTCTTGTATAATATTTTGGTCGTTTAAAACAAGTTTATCCTGTTCGATCAATGTTTTAAGAACAGCACACCCTAATTTTTTTACTGCCGAGCTGGTTCTAACGCCAAGCTGTTTGCTTTTATTACCGAAACCAAGAGAAACTTTTTGTCCTGCTCTGCCCATATACACTGTCTGAATGATGTTATCATATTCAAACTCTTCGTGCATAGCATCTGCTACTTGACCTCCGATATCATTGACTTCAATTAAAACGTGGGCATCATTGTACTTTGTTACTAAATTATAAAGTTCAACTGGGAAATCAAATGGAGATATAACATTATTTCTATAAGTAGCAACTACCCTATAAGGTTTTTCTGTTACGTTTATTACAATTACTGCCGTATAGTCTTTACCCTGACCTCTTGCAGTATCCGCAATTGCAAAATAAACATTATCTGGTTTTGTGTGTTCAAATACCCTAAGACCATTATGGGTACTTTCTAAAGGTCTTTCGTGCTGAAGTACAGAAAGTTTACTTGTGCTAATTAGAGTATTAGATGAACCAAGGAACGAACATTCAAATTCGCTTTCAAATTGCTGTTCGCTTGTCTGAGCAATAACTTCTCTTCTCCAATCATCATCTCTTAGAGGCCCACCAGCATACTTAGGAACCTGTCTCCAGGATACTTCTATAGGAACGTATTCGTTCTTCCCGTCTTCTCCAGGCTTCCTTGTAGCCCCCCTCCAGAAGCTATAGAACATATTCAAGCCATTAGGAGTAGATACCATTAAGACCTTGGTGGTCTGGCCTGATGTAATTGTTGGATAAACAGAGCTAAAGAATTCTTCTGCTACGTTTTGCGGAACATGAGCAAATTCGTCCAAAAAAATTAGATTAAATGAACCACCACGAATAGCTGACGAAGAAGTTGCTGATGCCATAACTTTAGAACCATTTTCCAACTGAACAGAAGTTTTATTCCATTCTATGATGCCTTGCTGAAGCCACTTTGGAATATATTCATATGCTAATTTTAAACGACCTAAAATTTCTCTAGCAGTATTCATCTTATTTGCAAGAATACCAACACTCATACTCTGATTGAATAAAATATAATGCAGAATATAAGATACGATTGTAGTGCTTTTACCAGACTGTCTTGGAAGTTTAGCAATAAGATAACGATTGTTATGCATCTTATTGACCATATTTTCCTGATAATCATAAAGATCAAAAGGAACTAAACCTTTATCAAGAGAAACTACTTTAACATATTTTTTTATAAAATAAATTGGATCATTGGCGCAACGAAGATATTCCCGAATTTGATCTTCGGTGTAATCAATCTTAATACCAGCTTCTTTTAAATTAGGATTACCTAAGTATCCTTTAAACTTCCTCGTCATTTATAACCTTTGCATCAATTATATTATCAAGTGCTTTCTTTTTACTTCTTTCCGGATTGATTAAATCTTGAAGATCGGTTGTAGATCCAATAAAGAAAGAATTGTGATTTGTTGTTTTAACGTTTTGTTTTTCTGTTTCTTTCCTGATATTATCAATGTCAATGAAATCTTTATTTATTTCTGACATTGTTTTTAGCATTTGCGTAACAACTTCGTATGCTCTAGGAGAATCGCCTTCCATTGCAACTTTCATTATACCTTCAAGAGCTATTTTAGATTGCTCTATGATATTTTTAAGATTTTGCTTAGCATAAGCAAAATCTTCTCCAGTTGCTCCGTCGTTTTTTTGTATAGCTGAATCTGGAGTTTGTTCTATATTAAAAAAATTGTTCAAATTATCCATAAATTACTCGCATATTTGCATAGTTGTAAATCTACTATCTACTTGATCGTAATAAGTTCCATTTGTAACTCGTATAACAAACGTTTGTTTATTTGCTGTAAAACTATAAAGAACAGGATTTAAGCACGAAGGTTCGTAATAATCAAGACCTAAAGAAGTAGAAATTTGTTCTCTTAAAGAATTTACATCATCTTGTGTTAATGATGTAGTTGCAGCAGATACTTGTAACGTTGCAATTGCTTTATCGACTTTGGGTTCATAAATTTGAATGTAGTTAAATTTATCAGGAGGATTGGTAACAGTCCAAGTAAAATTGTTTATAAACGAAGTATCAGAACCATTTAAAATGTAAGTATTTGAAATGTAATTCTTGTTTATAGCTACGCTAGAAATTGATAGATCTTCGTCATCTTCAGTAGCTCCTAATGCTGTAATATTAAACACAGCAGTTTCTGATGGAGCACCAGTTTTAATTTCTCCGAAGACATAACTCATAGCATTGAAAGTCATAGTTCCTATCAATACTCTTCTAGATTTATATTCCCCATCCG